AGAGTACCTTCACTAAAACTAGCATTATCATTATCTAAATCTTTAATTGAAACTGACATATTATCACAACCTCACGCTTGAGATTACGCAACAGTTATAGTCAGAGTTAAATCAAACTCCCACTCAACATTACCTTTAGTACCAACAGGAATAACAACTCTATTTGCTACATTACCGGGAGTTCCATCACAGATAACAAACTCTTGCCAAGGAAATTGAGCTTCAGAAGAGGCTACTATAATCTTATTAGTTATCTGATTACCACTAATGGAAGGATAACCACTCTCTACCTGCTCATAGTGGGTATTAGAGCCTAACAAGCCAGTCTGACTAGGACTTTCTGCTGTATTACTATCACCAACACCTATATAATTATATCCACTCATTTGTGCTACTACCCATTCTGTAAAATCATTAATCAGAGCCATTATTACCACCTCTACTTCCTAAAAATTCTTCCATTAACTCTGGATCGTCAACTACATTTTCTGGTATCTCAAATTCTCTTAAAACTTCTCCGGTGTCTGGATCTCTTTCTTTTAACTTACCTTTTACTTTTATCTTTAATTTAGATTTGACTTTTGCCATTTAATCACAACCTTTTCACTTTAAATTGTTTAGTAGAAGGTTCTTTGCTATAGTATTTAATATCTCTTAGTTTATCTTGAAAATCACGCTTAAATATATCAGCCTCATTAAACATTCTGTCAGTTTGTTTAGCTTTATATACGCCGTAATCTACTAAAGCGTCTTGATGTTTAAATGGAATTGAAGGAGTATCTAAATCGTCAGTCATATCCATAGGCATTTTATTGTAGAGTAAAAATAGTTCATTATCTCCGGGTTCAAATGTTAAGTATAGTACATTATCCCAAATGTAATAATAATGATATCCACTAACTTTTTCTTTCTGCTCGATAGCTTTCTCCATACTTGTTGTATAAAGTTTCTCACCGTTCATCTTCAAAAATACAGTATCTAAATAGTCAGTAGGTAATTCATACTCTTTTATTCCACTATAAGTATCGACATAGGAAGTACCTTTTAATATGTTAGTCTTTTTAGCGATTTCTCTCTGCCCTTCATTTATCCAGTCGTTGATTTCTTCATTATTATAAAAGCCTGTTTCGTCAGGCTCTCTTATAATATCTCTTATCTTTTTTCTAATCTCTTGAAGGTTCATAATTTACCTCCTATTTTTCTTCATCTTCCAATTCTTTGCTAAATTTATCTAAGATTTCTTCTAATCTCTTTCTTAGAACTTTAAGTACAGTCTTTCTGGTATCACCTGTTGAGTTTTCGCCCTTCTTTTCTAACTTAACAGCCTCTCTTAGCATTGTAGGATCATCAATTTCTTGCAATAATCCATCATCTTTATCTGTTAAATCACGATAGCTTGAATCAACAATCTTTTTAGGTGTCATAATACTCTTAGTATCAATAAGCCAAAAATCACTTTCATAGCCGGGTTCAGCCATCATTTTTTCTATAATTTCTTTAGGTTTCATATCTAAATTGCAGTTGTGAGGATCAAACATACCATTTTTAAACTGTGCTCTTTGGGAGGGTTTTCTATCTACCTTGCCGTTATCTAAGATAGTCTTAGTACCTGCCTCTAAAAGAATACTGAAATTATTATACTTGCTCATAAATGTACCTCTATTCATTAAATCTCACTCCTTATATAGTATTAATGGAGGGGCAGAACCCCTCCTATGTTGTCAGTGTCTAATTAAGAATTGTCAAGTGTGTTAAAGATAGCTGCGTGTTTTTTCTCCTGCTCTAACTGTAATCCTGCAACAGTAAAGTATTCATCAATCTGCTTGTGAGCACCATCATTAACAACATCAACTAATAGTTTAGTATCAAAGTCTTTGCCATTACCTTTAAGTGTTCTAAGTTTGATAGCGTCCATATCAAGCACCATACCAGCTTGACCGTATTTATTACCTTCTAGGAATGGGTGTACGATTACATCTAACTCATAACCTAATGTAGAAATATAACTATCTACATTTACACCAAATCTTTTATTTCTGCCCGGTTCGATTCTTACACTATCAGAAGCCCAAGTTGAAATCTGGTGAGCTAGTGTCTTACTTGCTAATAGAGTTTTCTTATCAGAACCGTGATCGAAGGCTTTATCCTTTAGGAACTCGTTCCAAGCTGTTTCAGTAAGTGCTGTGGAAGAACCTACTGTTTCTACATTACTTTCGATAAACTGGAAAGCACCTTTGGTTGTAGTTGTTGAGTGAGAACCACCAATTACAGAGGAAGTGAGTTTCTTCTGACCTCCAAATAGTAATGATCTCTCAATTTCTTCATTATGCTGAATACCTTTTTTGTATCTTAATCTACCCCACTCACTCTTATTGCTATAAGTTTTAGTAGCCATTTGAATGTCAGTCATAGAGAAGTTAGTCTTGAACTGCTGCACATAGTTGGACTTATCTTCAACAGCCCTTCTGTTTTCATCTCTAATTCCTGCTCCTTCTTCGTTAGCATTACCAATAATTTGTAATTCTTCTCCACCTGTAATATCAGTAGCAATGTTATTACTGTCAAAGCCGGGAACTATCTTAATCTTGTTTGTTGCTGTATCTTCTACATCAGATACATAAGCGATAACTCCACTATCTTCGATAAGTACCATATCACCAACGGTTAGAATATCTATATTATCAACTTCAATAGCTGCTGATTCACTTTCTGCTGTCAGTGTAACAGCTTCACCAGCTGTAATAGCTGTTCTGTGTCCTAATACTTCATCTTCCTGCCAACTAAACTTAATATTATGAGTAGGTTCTTTTCTTAACTTCTTAGAGAATACTAGAAAAGGTGTTCTCTTTGGATCTAAAAGTAAAATGTCATTAGACATATCCTTAACAACTCTTGCCGAATTAATATCTGCTGTACCTATTGTTCCTCTATTATATGTAGCCATAATTATCAATCTCCTTTAATTAGTTTTGTTTTTATAAAACTCCTCCCCCGCTGAAATTACCGTATCTTGTAATATCATCTACGATAGTATCTTCTTCGTCAGAAATTTCCTGTCGTGGTGAGTTCTTTTCTACCTGTGCATTTTTAACCTGCTGCTGTTTATGCTGTTGGTCATTCTGCACAACTTTTTGTAAAGTCTTAAAAGTATCAGGATTGTTAGCGACATAATAATTAAAAGCCTGTTTTAAATCTGGAAGTTGAGGTGCTAGTTGTCCTTGCTTGAAAAAACTGTGCTGTCCTGCTATTTGAGTTAAATGCTCTACATTAATACCTTCTTCTTGCAAGAGTTCCCCATAGTTTTCCTGCAACTCGTTATATTCAGTTTCAACAGATTGATAAGCCTCGTTCATTACCATTTGCTGTTGCGACTGCTTAAGTTGATTTAACTCCTGCTGCAACTGCTGTGTCATTTGGTTTTGTTGATTATTTTGTTGGTTAAACTGTTGCTGTTGCGAGGTGTTTTGAGGGTTCTGTGAGTGGTTCTCTTTCTGGAGGTATTGTTTAGCCTGTTGTAGTTGATCGCCGTTAATAAGGTTTCTCTCATAGGCTTGTACAAGTGTCTGCAAGTCTTCATCTTGACTGTACTGGTCGACCAACTTTAGAACATCTTGATTCTGCTGAAAAAACTGGTCATACTGTTCAGCCCTTTTAGCTTTATCATCTCTTTCAGACAGCTTTTTTCTCAACTCTTGATACTTTTGTTCATTCTGGTAGAAATCCTGTAAATCTTCTTTCATTTCTTCTACGGAGTTATACTGCTTATCTCCCACTTCATAAACTTCTGACTGCTCGGAGGTTTCTTCTTCTTGTTGAAAGTCTTGATTAATATTGTCTTGTTGTTCCTCAACTTCTTCTTCTTCTGAAAAACCTAACTTACCTAAATCACTTATTGCGTCTTCCTTACTACGGGCAGTATCCTCTGCTTGTCCTTCATTTGAAGGGGCTTCAACACTGTTATCCACAGTTTCTTGCTCTCTAGTTTCTTCCATTAATAAAAACACTCCTTTGAGGGCATCTATCAACTGTTATCGCCTAACAGACGGAAGTTTCTAAATGTTATCCTCTAGTTTTTTTGCTACTAAATCATTTTTAAGATCAACCCATTTTCCCAATTTATTAAAAAATGTTTCGATAAATTCTACATTTCTCTGAACGGCATTTCTTTCTTCTAAGTTTTCAAACTCGCCGTAAACTAATTTTTCTTTAGCATTATCCAGTTCATTTTCTAAGTATTCATCTATGTAAAACCAGCCTTCTTCTGACATTAAGTATTCAACAGCCTGTCCTCGTCTTACTTTTTCATCACTAGTCATTATCTATTCACCTGACCTTGTGCGTTCGGTGGCTGGTTGGGTACTTGTGATACCTGCTGACTTTGAGGATTACCTTTATTCTGTGCTTGGAACTTCTGTTCTTCTATCTGTTGTCTTTGTTGCATTTGCTGCTCATAATCTTTGACAATCTTATCCATAACTGTAATATCGTCGAATGTTTTTAGGATTTCTTTAAGGAGGGTAGGCATTGATAGTCCTGCTTGTGCAGTCATTTGGAAGGCTTGTAGGAGTTGTTGTCGCCTTGCTTCTTTATTAGCAAGTGGCTCTAGTGCTGTTGAGGCTACTTCTATATCATATTCTCCTGCTATATCCTCTGGTGCTACCTGCAAGAACTCAAAACCAGTCTTATTCATTTGGGTATCACCGTAGGTTTGAGGTTGCATAAAGTTTAGATTCTGTGCTCTATCACCTGCTATTCTTATATACTGCTGTTCAGTAACAAACTGCTGGTTAAGTGCTATCCACATTTCCCCTACTTTTTCTAAGGCAGTTGCTATGTTTCGGATTTTCTGTTTAAATCTATAATTAGCTTCTTTTTGCAGAGAAGTTATTTCTGTTGCTGTTGCAGAACCGGAAGGCTGAATACCTCTTACATATTGAGTTACACCGGTGGTTTCCTGCATATCCCTTTTAATAACTTCTTCTTCTGTATAAGCTGAACGAGATATACCTTTTTTGGGAACAGGATAAATAATATCGTTGAGTGAACGCTGACCTCTATTGCGAACAGGTATCTTAGCATTTGGAGCGTCAACAAAATCTTCCTCATCAATAGCTGTCTGATCGTAGAAATATGAGTTGTTGATAGCAAACTTAACATTTTCTATCCGCTGGTTACGGTTAGTATTGAGTTCAGCCTGTAAATATCTGTTAGGCTCAATCTCTCCTATACCGTATAGCTCTTTAATAGACTTAGTGTCAACTGCCTCAACAATGGGTATCTTCTTATGATTGAAAGGGTTTTCTTTATCTCGAAGGACTATACTTTCATTAGCAACAGTTATTACTCTGTTATCCTCCCAGTATTCTAATATCTTAATCATACCTTCTTCGTCATTGGGTTCATTAGCCATCTGTATATGTTCCTGTCTTTGTAGTACAGAAAACTTTGAGCTATCATCTGCACCTGCTGATTCTTCTATATCTTCCCAATCGTCCATATCGACTTCATTATAGACACCACTTTTTATACGCTGCTTAACATATTCTTTTGGTCTAAGAGTTTCGTGTGTTACATATCGAGCGTCCTCTATTGATTCAGCGTAAGGGTCAACATATACATCAAATACATCTAATACCTCTATATTAGCCCCTTCATACTTAACTATCTCTTTTTCTACTTCTTTGAAAGAAGATATATTAGATAAGCCAATTTCATTAGCTTTTGCTATTAAATCAAGTGGGTCATCAAAAAACCTCTTTTCTCTAACAGTCTTAGTTGCAACATCTCTATCCCAGTAAATCTTAACAAAGCCTGTACCGTAAATAGCAGTCTGTTTTATCCACTGCTTAACCTTTTCTTCAAACCTCGACTTCTTAAACTGATATTCCATTAAGACTTCATTAGCCTCTGCACCTTCAATATCCTGTGGTTCTTTAGGCATAGGCTTTAGATAAGGTTTTTTAGCGAAGATGGTATCAGTTATTCTCGGTACAACAGTTTCAACTAAGCCGTATAGATAAGGTATGAATAGATTAGACTTATCATCATCTCGTTCTTCTCTGTATGCTCTCCATATCTCATAACATTCCTGCCATAATTCTTCTTTTGGGCGTCTGCTATCTCGTGCCTCGTGGTGTCTGCTAGTTGCTTTATCTAGCGACTTCTTTTTCTTTTTATCCATTTATTCACCTCCTAATAAAAGATATGCATTTTCTTCTTTAATAATTAACTTTACTAATTCTTTATTTGGGTTTTGTTCAAGTTTTATGTTGATAGCTTTATTTAAGTTACTCTTATAATATGGTGCTTGTGTATCTTCAAATATGTTAGCCTCTATAACTTCTAACTTTTTACATTTCATATTATCCTCCATTAATAACCTGTGTATTTATCATTCCCTTTTTTCTTCTTATGAATTCTCTTAGGCTTTTCATCACGACCTATAGGTCTTGCCATTAGTAAATACCTAACAGCGTCATAAAGGTGGTCCTCTACATTTTTAGTTTCAACATCTTCTGGGTTTCTTGAGGAAGTGGAATAAGGAAGGGAAGGTATCGTTCTTATGCAGTGCTTACAATCATCTAAGAAGTAAAGTGAGGGTTCTTCATCTTCTATTCTAAATCTTTTGTGCATTTCCATTTTACCCTGTATCCTACTGCCAGAGCCTTTGTCGGCTCGTGTAAGATAAAGGAAGTATTCTCCAAAGGTTTCAGCTATTGTGGGTGCTGAATGACCTCTCTTAGCAAACATATCGTGGTCGGCTATCCTTATATGCACCTGTTCATCTTCCATATCAATAACATTACTTGCTACTTCTGACGCCTCTAACTCTATACCTTCATTACTGCCTGGATTTCTTGTACCATAGTGTTCCCTGTAAATAATAACTGAACCTTCTTTTAAAGTTCTGCCGTTAATCTTATAATCTTCATTAACCACAGTACCCCATACTATTGCGAAAGGTTCTTTATATCCCCAGTCAATACTCATATATTTCTGCCAGTGAGAAGGTATATTAAATGGTGTAAGGGTATGCTTTTTCTTATCAAACTCTTTGAATACCTGTCCTCCAAATACATCCCAATTACCGTATAGATAAGCCTCTCGTTCATCTATCGGCAACTGCTGTAATCTTAGAATATACATAGGATCGTTATCTACAATATGCTTATTATCAAATACTGTTGAGGGAATAAATTGTCTGGTGAAGGTTAGTTTATCTAAATCTACTTCGGGGTTTGCCTCTTTAAGTTCAGCCATCTCCTTAGTTAAATCAACTTCTTTTTTCTCCATAGGCTCTGCGAAGTCTAAGAACCTTGATTTAACCCAGTTATGACCTATATTACCCGGGTTAGATGTACACCGGATAACAGGCATTATAGCCTCTTTAGAGGTACGAATTGAGGAAAGTATATAGGAATATTGTGAGTATGTAAACTGTGTTAATTCTTCAAAGCCAACAAAATCATATTCTCTACCTTGATACTCATATTTATCATCATCAGTATTTAAATATCCGAAGTCAATTAGTGATCCATTTGGAAAGTGATAAGTCATATCATTCTTAACAAAGTGTCCGAAGTTTTCTGGGAAGTGTTCTCTCATATGTCTAATTAATGATTTTTCTAACTGCTTATAACTTCTACGCAAAATTAAAGACT